GACGATCTCGTCGAGCAGATCTTGCCGTGGCATCTCCCCCACGCTGGCCGCGAAGTGTACCAACAATCTTGGCTCTTGGCTAGAATAATCGAACGATCCCCACTTGTATCCCTCATCTGGTATAAACAAACCACGGATTAACCTCTTGATGTCCTTGTCTCTCGCGGGAATCTGTTGGAGGTTTGGATTGGAAGACGAGAACCTGCCTGTGACAGTGCCCCCCTCGTCCCTTCTGGTGGAGTGCAACTCCGTGTGGATGCGTCCGTTGTGTTCGTGACGCAGGATACTGTCAATAAATGTAGAGTCAGCCTTGTCAAACTCACGCAACTTAACCAACTGCTGACACACCTCGGACGGGTGGCTGTTGAGCCAAGCCTTGGTAAACGATACTGCACCCTTCTCGGTCCTTGGATACTCCAGTCCTAGCTTGTCAAACATCTTTGCTATCGAGGCAGAGGCCCATATATCTACGTCTAAACCAGACGCCTTCTTAATCGACTGACGAAACTCTTTGACCTTTGCACGGATTAACTTCTTGTTTCTGTCCGCTTTGTCTAGGTCAACGCGCACCCCGTTGCTTCTCATGTCTAACAGGCAGGGAATTAGGTCAGTCTCAATGCCCCATATGTTCCACAACTCTTGGTCGTTGAGCTCAACCTTCAGTGCTTGCCATAGCTTGAGTGTCGCTACCGCATCGCGCTCGGCGTAGGCTCCGACATACTTGGGCGGCAACTGCCACATCTCTGCCTTGGGATCGATGCCCCACTCTTGAGCCGCTGCCTTCAACAGCTTCTCGTCCTTGCGGATTCCAGCGTAGTCTCGAGCCATAGCATCAAGGCCAAAGGACCAACGGTTCTCGTCCACCAATGCACCAGTAATCATTGTGTCAATGATCCTGCCCTTTACCTCTACGCCCTCGGCTCGCATCCAACCCGCATCATAGGTTGCGTTGTGCATGATCACGTCCATGTCAGGCACAGCCATCTGTTTGCCCAGCCAGCGCATGGCAATCTTAGCATCCAGGTTGTGCCCATTCTCGTGACGGATCGGGAAGTACCCTTGGTATTCTCCAGCCGCAACAGCGATACCTATGATGTGTCCGTCCTTGCGTGACCATCCTGGGCCCAAGGTCTTGATGTTGGGGTCCTTAGTCTCAAGGTCCACGGCCACCTCTTTGTACCCCGTTAGGTCAGGGAACTCCGTAGGTATATTCCAGTCTTGGTCGATCATGTTTAGCTCTCCCTTAAACTGGTGGTGCAGGTCGCTACCAAATAGATTAGTCATTATCTTTAGCCTTGCAGAACTCAGAGAACTCAGCGCCCAAAGCGGTGTATCCAATCTTATCCACCCATGAATCGTTGTGGTCCATGGTTTCAAGAAGTCGAGCCGTCTTCATCCAGTCCATCATTAAGATAACGTGTTGCTCTGTCAGGTGGCCGTGGCTCATCAGTGCGCCATTCATTATGATGTTCCAGCCCTCGGCTATCCGAGTGTGGTTGTCGAACGCATCGCCATAGTCCTTGGCCCTCTGTCCATTGATAAGTTCTTTCGCCTTATCTAACACTTCATCACGTTTCATTGCATTGTCTCCTTCTCTGGGTAGACTAGGTTATGACACTTCTCACACATGTCTTGTGCGTATTTGTTCTGAAAACAGGTCCAAGCGTAGCCGCAAGAACATTTATATTTCCAAGGAAATAAACTCATCGCGTTGTCTCCAGTTTTTTAGGCCGTCTCTTCGGACGGATGCTGCTCTCAATTGGGATTGGTCGGGCGTAAGAATAAAATACATGTTGATCTACTCGTACTATTCTATACAATTTGCGCCGCCATACTGGGCGCACCCTTATAGTGTGGTAGTGATCGGCATCGGTGTACGGCAGGATCTCCGGATCGTTTAGTATTTCCTTGGCTAGAGCCTTGGATTTATCCCACGATTCTTTGTCCTTGGTACTCGGTACTTTGCCCTCCCTCACGAATGAGAATTGACGATTCTCCATTACCACACCACATACGGACGAAGGCCATCTCTTGTCCTCCACCCTGTTAAGTATGACTTTAGCTACCATAAGCTGGGCTTGATGTGATTCTCCCCTGGCCTCATGGTATAAAGCTAACGCTAAACACATGCTTGCTATCATTATATTGTGTACCTGTATTTGTTGTCCGATTGTAGGATGTAAAGCCTATGTCTGGCTCTTGTTACTCCAACGTAGAACGCTCGATGTTCATCGTCTTGGTGGGGGGACTCGACACATGCCTTGGTTGAGGCCGTGTATACTACGCAGTTGTCATCCTCGCCGCCCTTCATAGCGTGGAACGTAGATAGTTTAATCCTTGGTGGAGACAGAAGGTCCTCGCCCCTCCGCTCTATGGCCTCGATGTACCGGCGCATGCTCTCTGATACCTTCAGTACATCATAGGCGGCGTAGTCTGCCCCGCGCAGAAGTCCGTAGTCCGCCATCAGCGTAGCCATATCAACCTCTGCATCAGGAGCCAACGCATCCAACAGTTTGGTGGCACCACGTTTTACAACGGCACTCTCCCCCTGCTTCGGTAGCCCAGAGTATAAGGTCTTGATCCGCTCCACCCCTAGCTTCTGGTCTTGGCACAACTCATCCCAAGCCATGATGTTTGCTACCAGCTTCTCGGATATACTAGCTCGGCCCTTGACCGAATACTTAAACCCCGTGTTCGAAAACCACTTGGCAAGATCACGGACGTAGGTGTTTGTTCGTGCCATCACGGTCCATGATCCTTCGGTAAAAGGAATGTCATCCATATGCCAGACGAACTCCACCACCCCCAACTCCTCCCGAGCTAAGAATGTTTTAGGTACACGGCCATCGATCCTAGTGACAAGGCCCCTCGCTAACCGGTGCACCTGCTTTGGTATGCGGTATGATTGCTTTAAAACCTCTATGTCTGTGGAGGAATTAATAAACAGATTAACATCTACCCCAGTCCAACGGTGCACAGCCTGATCATCATCCCCCGCAATAATTGTTTTGTCGGAGAACTCAGCCAGCTTCTCGGCCATCCGCCACTGTAGCGGTGTGAAGTCTTGAGCCTCGTCAATAAACAGATAGTCCAGGTGGGGCGGCTCCCCGATATCGATGTACTTCTCAATCATATCAACGAAGTCATACTTGTTTGAGTTTCTCTTATACTCTTCGATCTGCCTAGCTACCTGCTCCAACTTAAAGAAGTGGAGCTTTCTATCCGCAGCCTCGTTAAACTCTTTGTTCAGTGGGATCATGCGATACCGAGCACGGGTAATCATCTGTAGGTACTGGGCCCCTGATCCACCAATCGTGGGCATGGTTATTCCCTCGTCGATGTTGGTCTTGTCTTCGCCTTCGAAATTCAGACCCACTGCCTTGCCAACGACCTCATAGTCCGCGCCCTGCATTACGTCTTGTGTCTGCAACCCTAGCCCGTTGTACCCAAACGAATGGCTCGTCCTCATAAACGGAAAGTCTGATGGCTCCAACGAGAACTCCGCGCACGAACGAGTAACCATCTCCTCAATGGCCTTGCGCGTAAACGAAATCACCCCAATGCGTGACGGGTGAGTGCCTTCTTCCAACGCCTTCTTGATCTCCTGTATCAAGCGGTAGGTTTTACCACAGCCTGGAGGACCCAAGATAAGTTTGGAGTTAGGTATCATAGGTCCTTGCCCCTTGGCCTGGAGTTTACCCAGTCCTCGATCTCGTTCAGTACCCAGCGACTAGACGAACGCTTACTGTGCTCGTCCCCTAGTATGATTGGCTGGGGGAAGTTTAACTTCTGGGCTGACAGTTTGTAGATGTATGACTTGGATACACCCAACATACTGGCAACCTCTCCTACTCGGAGGAGTCTATTAGAAGGGTATGTCATCGTTCATCTCCTTGATTGGTAGTTCAATTTTGTTTTCTTCAAATGAAGGTATGAACCAGCATCGAATTGTAGTTCGTGTTCCATCAGATCTTCGAATACTTTGGTGAACCGAATCTCCCTCCAAGTCTCGAATCATCTGGATCAAATGCCCACGGTTCTCTACCTTAAACCTGCGGTGATGCAGATACTCGATTAATCCTTCTAACTTAAACTTGGTAGTGTCTCCGTCTGTCCAAGGCTTACCTAGCTCCAGTTCTTCTGGGGCCATGGCCCTGATCTGGCTGGTGCAATAGGACTTGAGGTGGTCTTTGAACTGACCTTTTATCGTAGCCTCTTCGGGCACCTCTACATGCGTGGCCGATTGCATCAACAGGTTAACCATCGTCTGCCACTTCTGAGGCTTAACTGTCGGAGGCATAATGTTCATCTGTTCCATACAAGCTCGCTGCCAAAGCACTTGGTTCTGTAGTTGTTCCGTTGATAGCTGTATCCGTGATCCGTTGACGTCCATGAAATAGACACGCGGCTCGGACAACATTATCGTCAGGCCCCCGACCGCTGGTGCATCAGGTGCATCCTTGCCAATCCCGAACTTACGCACGGCACACACAACTGGATCACAGTAACTCTTGAACGGTTCATCCTTGCAGGTGTAGCCCCATTCCTTTTTGCTTAGAGACTTTCTGAGGTTCAGGATCTCATGTGAGGGCAGGGGTTCCGTGCATAGAGTACGGTTGTCCTCCTCTAACCTGGCTTCCCAATCATCGCTAAACTTTAGCTTGTTGTACACGCCACACATAAACATAGTCTTGTTGCGCTCGTCACTGATCGGGCCCTCGGCAAACAGATGCTCCAAGCAGGGAGGTCCATCGGTGTAATGCTTGCGCTCGCCTGCAAACTTTATCCCCTCGAGCTCGGGCAACGAAACACGCGCCTTGTCCACCGCATCAAGGAACTCGTCTAGCTCTAACGCTTCCGTCTTCTTGTTGAAGCAATACCGCTGAGGTAGTTCAGCGTTGAAGTAGGGCATGTTAATAAAATTTCCCACATCCCCACGCTCGGCAATGATGGTGTCTTGCTTTGGAAATATCTCACAGCCGCTATGCCCAAGGGCAATCGACATCTCTGATAAGTAATCTCGAACCTGACCCGCTGACTCCCAGTCCTTCATAAACAGATAGAGGTGAGCGCCTCCCGACTTAGACCGGCAGTGCATCAATGGAAGTTTCATCTTCTGGATCTTAGCCTGAAGCTCGGCATGGTTTAGATCGTAGACATCTATATCCAGACAACCGAACTGACATTTGTTTTCATCGTTGATCGGGATAGCGCCAACACCTTGGCCCCCATCTATGTGAGACTGAACGAGCTCCTCGGTCAACGGCTCTCGGATTATTCGGCTCTGTGACTCGGCCTTTCCGTTACGCCCTACGCGACCAACAATCGTTGTCCCATGTGCATTGCTCGCCCCTGCAAAGGTGGCAAGTAATCTTTTTGCTTGTGACATTTACTGCTCCCTTAGTGAATTAAAAGGGGCGCACCGTGTCCGAGTGCGCCCCTCCAAAGCTGCAACCTAGAACGGTATGTCATCGTCCACGGGTTTGGAGGCGGAAGTGGAGCTACCTTCCTCCGATACAGCCTTTGCTTCACCTGCGGCTACGCTGTCACGAAACGCTTTAGCCTCAAGCATTAGGTCTCGGTTCTCGATCAAGCCAATTTTCTCAATCGAAAAGTTGAACCACGAACCTTGGTCATTGCTCTCTTCAACAGTAGTAAACTTCCACTGTGTCGCGAACAAGGGTGGTGTGATCATTGCACCGGTCTTCGGGTGCTTGATCTTTTGCATTGCAATCTGTGTCTTCCAACGACGGCTGACCTTTAACTGCGTAGACTTCATGTCGATCACAACGGGCTGGCTGATGCCATCCGCGTCAATGACCAAGCAGTAGTGTTGATCCGACTTAACAAGCTCATTGCCTGTAGGTAGGATCTCTTTCGAGCCCTGGCGTTCAGTGCGTTGTAGTATAGGATCAGTCGGCGGAATCTCGCCACGGAACCCACCGCCTTGATCGCGTGGTGTGAACTCAAGATACTTAGTAGTCTGGTAGCAAGGGATCACAGTGACCCCCTTGTCCCCACCAAAGTATTGAGCAGTGACAGTATTGAACATGTCCCCCTGCTCTGCACCATCGATGTAGTCAGCCTCACGCTTCTTCAACTGAGGGGACATTGCTTGGAGCACACGGACGAAC